CTGATGCGGAGCGCTATAGCAATGGTAAAGAAACTTGGGTAGAAATATCTGCACCTTACAACTGCCAGCGCCTCTTTAAGCAAGGCATCTATAAAAAATCTATGTGGGCACCTGAGGTATGGGCAAGATTCGAAGATATTGCTAAGCAGAAGGTAGAAGCTAAATTTAAGGCATCTAATAAAGTTATCTTAGGTGAATCTGCACAAGCTGAATTTGATGGCTTGCAAAAGATTGAGCTGAGTAGACTAATTTACATAGACATTATTAAACAAATAAACAATGGCTAAAGATTGGACCATAGAAGAAATGCAGTACCTGGTTAATCACTACGCTGATAACTTTACTCAAGATGTAGCTAAGGCTTTAAATAGAACTGTTAGCGGAGTGTATGGTAAGGCTTATTCTCTCGACATTAAAAAGAGCAAGCTGCATCATGAGAAGGTAATGGCTAAGACTTCGGTAAAGCTAAAAGAAAATTCTAAGATACACCGTTACGCTAAAGGTCATGAGCCTGCTAACAAAGGAAAGAAAGTAGCAGTTACTACCTATAACAAATGTGCTCCAACAATGTTTAAGAAAGGCAATAAGCCTCACAACTTTAAACCTGTAGGCAGCGAGCGCATTACTAAGGATGGATATGTAGAGCGCAAAATAGCTAATCCTAAAACTTGGAAAGGTTTGCATATTTTAGTATGGGAAGAGGCTTACGGTCCTGTTCCGGCAAAGCATAAAATAGTATTTAAAGATAACAACCAGCTAAACAATGAGCTGAGTAATCTTGAATGCCTTTCTTATGCTGATGTGATGAGAAGAAATAGCATAGTTAGATATCCTGCAGATCTAAGATTTGCAATGAAAACACTTAAAAAACTTAAAAAACAAATAAACAATGGCCAGGAACAAAATTGAAGATTTAAGAAATCACCTCTTTGAAGTAATAGAAGCTCTTAAAGATGGAGATATTGATATGGATAAAGCTAAGACTATAGCAGATGTAGCGCAAGTAATTGTGAATAGCGCTAAGGTAGAGGTAGATTTCATGAAGGTAGTACATGGTAACGGCAGCGGATTTATTCCATTAGATAACCGAGGCGCCTATGAAACTAAGCAAATTACTATAGGCGAAACAATGGAATAGCAATTTCTTCCACTAACAAGTAAGTGTTAGTAACTAACTTAAAGAGCTCAGCACTACGCTGGGCTTTTTTATTAACCTTTACTTATGAATCTATTTAGAAAGAAAAAGGAGCCAATAGATTTAAATGCCAAGCTGTTACCTGAGCTGTGCAGCTGCACTATTATACAGTGGAACTACAGCGAAGATATAGGCCTTGAGTCTACTTATGCTGAGGATATTCCTTTTATGTTTGACGCTCGCCAATGCGTAGGCATTCAAGCTGAGGTAGAGTTTAGAAAGGATGGTACTTATTACGTAGGTGAGCGCACGTTAGCGCTGATGCAGGGCATTGATAATGCTATAGTAATAGACGTACCATACAACCAATTCAAAAAGAATTTTCAGGAGTTAAAATCTAACATAATCACAAATGATTACATCATATCGCGAGGGTAGAAATGTCATAATCACTACTTGCAAAAGTGGAGATAAGTTTTTAATGATGAGCGACCTGCACTGGGATAATCCTCACTGCGATAGAAAGCTACTTAAGGCACACTTAGATAAGTGCTTAGCCGAAAATATTAGCTTCGCTGTTAATGGAGATTTATTCTGCTGCATGCAGGGTAAGTATGATCCACGTAGAAGTAAGCAAGATATTCTACCTGAGCACAACGTGGCTAACTACTTAGATGCACTTGTTAATACTGCTATAGATTGGTTTAAGCCATACGCTCACCTGATGGTATTCGTGGGTTATGGTAACCATGAGACTGCTATAATTAAGAACTGTGAAACTGACTTGATAGAAAGATTTGTTAGTGGATTAAACAGAGAAGCTAACTCTAATGTATTGGTGGGTGGCTATGGCGGTTGGTGGGTGCATAGAGTGATGAAAGGAGAAAAGAGCGCGATGGTGTTTAAAACAAAGTACTATCATGGATCAGGAGGAGGCGGAGTAGTTACGAAGGGAGTAATTCAGAATAACCGTATGGGTGTTATGATAGATGGAGCTGATTGCATTTGGGCAGGCCACGTGCATGAATTATACCATCACTCAGATATGGTAGAGGAGTTATGCTATGCTGCAAATGGTGGCTATAGAATTAATATGAGATATGTACATCACATTAGAACAGCAAGCTATAAAGAAGAGTATGATGAAGGCTTTATGGGCTTTCACGTAGAGCGTATGAGACCTCCTAAGCCATTAGGCGCATATTTGTTACAGTTAGATTTAGAAAGAATAACTAAACCCGTTGACACTACATTAGTAATACCTACTTTTGTACAATGGCGGGACAAATAGATTATAACTTTAAGCCTCTTTCAAGGCAAAGCGAAGCTCTTAAATTTTTATCAGTAGATTCAAACGTAGAGACTATCCTTTACGGAGGAGCTGCAGGCGGTGGCAAGACTATGTTAGGCTGCATGTGGCAGATTCTTAGACGTTTAAAGTACCCAGGTACACGATCTTTAATAGGCCGAGCTAAGTTAGATACTCTTAAAAAGACTACCATGAATACATTTTTTCAGGTAGCTAATGACATTGGCTTAAGAGCAGGGGAAGATTTTAGCTATAATCAGCAGAGCCATATTATTAAGTTTAGCAATGGCTCAGAGATAATCTTAGCCGATTTGTTTCTCTATCCATCAGATCCTAACTTTCAAGACTTAGGAGGCCTTGAGCTTACTGATGTATTTTTAGATGAAGCTACTGAGATTAGTGAGAAGGCTTATAGTGTAGTGTGCTCACGTATCCGGTACAAGCTTAATGAGTTTGGACTTAAGCCTAAGATATTACTCACCTGCAATCCATCGAAGGGATGGATATACAACCAATTCTACTTACCTTATAAGAATCAGAATCTTCCTGAGCACCTTGCATTTGTGCAGGCACTACCTGGGGACAATTTGTACCTACCTGAAGCCTACGTTACAAGCCTTAGCCGATTACCCGAAGCGGATAGAAAGAGACTCTTAGAAGGAGACTGGGAATTTGATAACAGCAGTGATAGACTTTATCTTTATGATGAGCTAATGCGCTGCTTTAGGGAGCCGATGAATGTAGGAGAGGGGTACATTACTGCAGATATAGCTCGGCTTGGTAAAGATAGAACAGTGCTTTGTGTGTGGAAAGGATTAAGCTGCATAGATATAGTAGTGCTGCGCCAAAAGAGACAGGATGAAGTAAAGGCAGAGATACAGCGCTTAATGAATCAGCACCAAATTAGGTTAAGCAATGTGCTGGCAGATGCTGATGGGGTAGGCGGTGGCTTGGTAGATAGTTTACGCTGCAGAGAATTTATGAATGGCAGTAAAGCTGTAAGAGGCACTCAGTACATGAATCTAAAAGCAGACTGTTACTTTAGATTAGGTGAGTTAATTGATAAGAATGAGATTACCTTTCCAATTAAATGGCAAGAGGAGATCTGCAAAGAGCTGGAGTTAATCAGGAGAGTAGATCCTGATAAGGAAGGTAAGCTAAGAGTTACATCTAAGGATACAATTAGCCAGCGCACCGGAGGAATTAGCCCTGACATTGCTGATGCTATCATGATGAGAGCTTACTTTGAGCTAAATAGGAATTATACCAAGTATGCATTCATCTAAGATAACTCCATTAAAGTGTGATTTAGCACACTTTATCGTACTTAAAAGTGCGTTATAAGGGATATTGCATATTATAATATGGATTAGATGTGATTAATAACATCTTTGTCGCAAGTATAGTAGACTTTTGCGACAGCTATAGTAGAAAATAATCTACAGAATAAGCCTTATTGTGGAAAATACTCCACTATAATACGGCAGTAAGCTTAACATCATGCCAAAATATAGTAGAAAATTATACCCGATAACGTATAATATCCGCTAATATCCTCAAATTATACGCAAAAGGGTATAAAACAAAATAGCCCTGCACGTTTGCAAGGCTATCCCGTAATCAAATAATCAATATAAGCCTAAACCAAAAGGCTAAAATGGATAGCCAAATATATCACACTTAATACTATGTGCATAAGTATGTGAATAAGATGTTGAAAGCAGATAAGTTAATAGTCTAATTTTGAGCACATGAAGAACGAAGAGGCCCTAATACAAGAGGCTGTTATTAACTATATCAATGCTCAATATAGTGGTACTCTTTATTGTGCAAGTGCTGGAGGTGTTAGAACTTCGATGAAGCAGGCTGTAATGATGAAGCGCACTGGCTATGTGAAAGGCTTTCCTGATGTATTCATCTATGAGCCTCGTGATGCCTTCCATGGCTTAGCTATTGAGATGAAACGTGAAAAGGGAGGAGT